TCTTAAGTGCCACGATCAATCGCATAACTTAAACTTTTACACACATGATCTCGATACCATGAATATTTTAAATTTAAACTGGTATGGACCGTTTGATATTGTATTGATGTTATCAATGAGTCGATGGATAAGAAAGTGGGAAACGTATGTTAATTGGATAGGAATACACTGTAACGCTTGTCTGTTTGAAACAAATGGATCCAATCAACAAGAACAGATTAATTTTTTATCTAATTATTTTAACATTGAAATAGTCAATAATCAATCACTTGATGATAAAAGAAATAAAAATAGAAAACTTTTATTGTGTAATAAGTAAACCTTTTTTGTTTAAAATATCATAAACTTGTTGCCATGGATGTCTTAAACAAAACTTTAAAATAAGTCTAGCATTTTTATCAGGCTCTACTCCGTGCATATGCTGTCCAACTTTTATATAAGCACATTCATATGGATAAGGTCTTTCTTCAATATGAATTATTGGTGTTGTTTCCATTAAGTTAATATTTATACTAACCATATTGTCCTCATCTTTATGATGACCCAATTTAGTATTTGGAAATTGATAACTAAATCTTGGATAATTGTTCATACCAAGAATACCCAATTCTTTTTCAACTGGTTCGATTAAAGGTTTTAAGGGATGAGAGTCTTTTATAAACAATTGATACCAAAATAATTCTTGTCTTTTTGGACAAAGCCAATGCCATTGTCCATATTTCTGAATATTGTTATAGAATATGTCTCTATATTTTTGTTTATTTACTTTGTAATTTATGTGATATATCATTTCTAAAGTATACACTACTATTTGAGTTTTGCAAGCTAAATTACGCTTCACAAGGTGTATTAAAAATTGTAATATAAAGGATGTTTTACTTTAATTGGTTTGAAATTTTATCTAAGGCAAGAAAGGATCAAACGGCGATATTGATCTTGACTTTTGCCCAAACTTCATTGTATAATCCATATACAACTAAAGGTTTAATGAAAGCCTTAAAAATAAATCACATACCTATACATTTATTTACATGGGGTATATTAGAGCAAAAACAAGACAGCTTAGTCTGTCATTATAAAACACAGGAGCCAATGAGTTATATAAAGAACCCATATTTTATGACTCAAAATGTTTCTATAATTAAAAAGACAGAATATATACAAATGTTGTCTATGCGTAGAATTAGTGAAAAACATGATTATATAGCTAAAAACTATATTAGAAAAGATTTACAAAATCCTTTTATCTCTATAAAAGGTAATAAAATTTATTTTCCACAAGAAAGTAAATGTTAATAACTTTTGGGGATAGTTGGGTTTATGGAGTTGGCGCAGGATATACGTACGATAGCCCAGTAACCAAAGAGATATACGAAAGTAGTCTAGACTCTGATGAATTTGTAAATTGTAGTTTTAGAATATTATTAGCTGAAAGGATGGGCTTACAAAATATTAATTTTTCAAGAGGTGCGTCATCAAACCAAAAACAATTTAGACGTGCTTCGGAGTATTTCTTAAGAGATAAAAACGTTATCAAAAATAGTATTGTTTTATGGGGTTTAACATCTGTATATAGAAATGAATTTTTCAATACAAAACTAAATGATTATGAAAACTTTTTTATTCCTGACGTAACACGTGATATAGTTTTATCTAAAGTTTTAAGTGTAAGATATATGAGTGAAGAAGTAGAAGTTGAAAAACTGTATTATAATATTGAATTATTTAATCACTTCTTTAAGTCTATTGGTATTAAAAATTACTGGTTTAATATATTTAATGATCACGATTACCCAAATAAAGTAGATAATATTTTATTTAACGGAAATTCTTTATTATCAGTTTTAATTAATGATTATAAAAAGAATGATCAATACCATAAAAGTGTTTGGGCTGAAGCAACGGATAGAAAAATAAAAACCGCACTAAAAAATAAATTAGTCAATCCGATATCACAACACCCTACAAAAGAATCACACAGTAAGATAGCAAACTTACTATACAATGAATTACAGTCCTCGGCATCGAGGAATACCTAAACCAAAGAACCAACGTTCAACAGAAAAGGAGACAAATATGGTCGCATGGGATAAAGCCAAAGGAAAGCAATCCACTGGAAATCAGCAAAGAAGAGAAATCGAAAGATTAACTATGAGTATCGGAGATACTAAAGTTAGATTGGTAGGCGATGTAATGCCAAGATACTGCTATTGGGTAGTCACTACAGAGGGCAAAAAAATGCCTGTGGAGTGCTTACAGTTTAGTAGAGAAACTGAATCATTTGATAACTCTGCTCAAGACCCTTTCAAAGAAATTGACGAGTCAATTTTTTCAGATAAACCACAGTTTTCATATGTCTGTAATGTGATAGATCGTGCTGATGGTAAAATCAAACTATTTGATTTGCGTTCAACAATCTACTCACAGATTGTAGACTATGCAACTAATCCAGATTATGGAAACCCAGCTGGGGAATCAGATGGTTATGATATTACTATTAAAAAGGAAAAGACTGGTCCTTTACCGCAAAATGTAAAGTACTCTTGCTTACCTGCCCGTAATAATTCACCTCTTACAGAAGATGAAAAAGCATTAGAACTTTTTGATCTTTCAAAGATTTATAAGCGTCAAACATACGAAGAGCAAAAAGAGTGGTTACTTCAAAATACCTCATATTTTGCTGGAGATGTTTCAGATGAGTTTAAACCTCAAGAAGATGTGGATGACTTAGCATGAAGAAATCCTTAGCAGATATGACCACTGCTGATAAAGCACCGAAGAAATCCTTTGGTGCTTTTACAAGCGTGGAAGGAAGTCAAGCTCAGATAGACCTTGATATCTTAAGAAAGCATAACGTATTTTTTGCGACTCCTTGTTACGGAGGAATGGTAACAGATCAGTTCTTTTTATCTATGTTTAGAGTAACTCAAGACTTAATGAAGCATGGAATAAATTTTCGAATCACTACATTAAGAAATGAGTCATTAGTAACTCGTGCAAGGAATATTCTTACTGCTATGTTTTTAGAATCAGAGTGTTCTCATTTAATGTTTATTGATGCTGATATAGAATTTGATTCTGAATCAGTGCTTAGAGCTTTAGCCTATGATAAGCCTATTATGGCAGCAGCATACCCTAAAAAAGCATTACCAGTGCAGTACGCTATTAATTTTAAATTTATCGATCAAGCCACAAAGCAGATTAGAATTGAAAATGGTGCTGTAGAGGTTTTAGACGCATCAACAGGATTTTTTCTAGTTAAACGCGAAGTAATTGAGAAAATGATGAACGCATATCCAGAACTACATTATAAAAATGATTCTAATATTGACCCTAAATATAACAAGTATTGTTATTCATTTTTTGATACGATTCACGATCCTGACGATAATCGTTACTTATCAGAAGATTATACTTTCTGTCGTAGATGGCAAAAGATTGGTGGAGAAATATGGTTAGACCCAAATACAAAGTTAAACCATATTGGCACTTATACTTTTGAAGGTGATGTAGGTAAGATTATTAATCGTGGCACTTCAAAGTCTTAAATACGAAAATCCTAAGTTTCAAGTTGAAGTTGATTGGGACATAACTCAGAGATGCAACTATTCATGTTCTTACTGTGCAAGTTATGATAATTCTCAACCCTTCAACTTTAAAACAATAGAAGAATATATAGATTGCTTTAAATATTTATCAGATTATTTTGGTAATAAAACAATTAAATTAAGTTTTTTAGGGGGAGAGCCAACTTTATACAAACAATGGGTAGATTTAGTAAACTGGTTAGTTGAATACAATTATGTTTTAAAACTAACCACGAATTTATCTGTACCTGTTAAAACTTATATAAATAAACTTAACCCAAAACTAAAAAAATTCATCATCGCTAGTTTTCATACTGAATTTGCAAATATAGACGTATTTGTTGAGAACGCTAAACTGCTAAATAATCATGGTTATTTAAAAAGTATTACCTTTCTACCTAACCCAAAAACCTGGGAAACATCAATGGAACAATATAAGAAACTTAAGCAGGCAGGTAAGGTTAGTTCTAGTAAAATAAAAGATGAATTTACAAGTGATGTTAGTATTTCATCAGGGTTTATTAGTTATACAAAAGATCAACTTAATTTTTTCAATACAAATAAACAGAAAAATAAGTATATTAAACTACAAATAGATGGAAAAATAACTAATCCATCAATACAAGTTATTAGAGATAAATATAGTAACTTCAAAGGTATGAAATGTGCAGTTGGATTTACAAGACTACACATCAAACCAAATGGTGATGTATATCCTAGTGCTTGTTTATTAAATTACAGAGGTGCAAGAATGGGAAATATTTACAAAAAGAATATAATAAAGCCTAAATCGTACTTAACTTGTCCTTTTAACGAATGCCTCTGTGGGCCAGACATCAGAGTAGAAAAATGGGCGCAATAGTGACGTATTACAATACTGCGGAACTACGTTCCTTGCTGGGGCACTCCGTGCCCACGCTAACCCATACAGGCGAGCCGTGTTCAACAGCTTTTCAACTACGTTGGATGCGTTGTTCAATAGCTACTCACTAAATTAGCATAGATTTAAAGGAAATGCAATGATAAAAATTTTATGTTCAGCTGATTGGCACATAATTCTTCACAAAAAGAAGGTTCCATATGATTGGCAAGTGAATCGATTCCGTGAAATGTTTAGAAAGCTGATCGCACTTGAACAAAGCTGTGATGTGCATATTATAGCTGGTGACATATTTGATAAAAAACCAGAGCCAGATGAAATCTGTTTGTTCCTCAGCTATATCAATTCAGTCACAATACCTACCTACATCATCCCAGGCAATCACGAAGCTACAAGAAAAGGAGAATCATTTTTTGAATACTTTACTCAAGAGAACGCTATCAAGAATGAAAACGTTCATGTTTATACGCGCAATGGACGCGCGAGTGTTGGTGAAGCGAATTTTTGCTTTTTTCCGTACGGGGAAATGCAAAACAATAATTTGCCGCAGTATCATAGAGGTGACATACTCGTTACGCATATTCGCGGAGAAGTGCCGCCACATATATCTCCAGAATATGATTTTTCCCGTCTCTCGCCTTGGGGCTTATGTTTACTTGGCGATTTACACTTTAATCATCGTTATGGTGACACTAACTGTTACTATCCTGGTAGCCCACTAAACACTACATTTGACAGAGATGATGCACGAGAATATGGAGTTGATTTATACGACTATCACTCAGATGGTACGTTTGACAGAAGATTTCACAATCTCAACCTTCCAAAACTTATTAGACGTACAATTGCAGCTGGAGAGCCGATGCCCACAGATGCAAAGAATCATGTTATCTATGAAGTAAAGGGATCTTTAGACGAGTTAGCAAAAATTGAAAACACAGCTTTGCTAGATAAAAAGATGGTGGAAAAACCTGCTGACGATTCTACTTTAGATTTAAAAGGAAAAACCATTTATGAAGAACTTGAGATATACTTAAATCATATCAAAGTTGCAGATGTTGAAACGGTGATGAATGAATATCGATCTATCGCTTAATCGCGTTTACTGGGAATATGTGCAAAACAAATCATATCTTAGACCTTATCACAATTACCTATGCTCATCCTTAATACCTTGCATGGGTGTTCGTGCCACAGTTCCAGTTTACAAACGTCGTAGCAAGTCTTTTCATGCAGATTTAACCACACTAGTAAAAGCCTTTGCACAAAAATATCCTAATTATCAATATGTTATCTCGTTATCTGGAGGTATAGATTCAGAAGTAACTGCAGAAACTTTTTATCAGTGTAATATACCTTTTAGAGCGGTAATTCAGCGATTGTTTAAAGGAGCTAACGACCATGATATTATATTTGCTGTAAAGTTCTGTCAGCAAAGAAACATACCATTTAAAATTATAGATTTAAGTGTTGAAAAATTGAAAAAGGAAATCATACCCGACGCAGTAAAGCACGGACAGTTTACACACTCTTATTCTCAAATAGCTTTGTGTAATATGTTTAATTACATAGACAGACAAAAAGAAATTTTAATTAATTCAGGACACAATCCTGATTTTCATCCATCTATCGGCATTGGTTGGTGGGAAGACTCTCCTAATATTGTTAAATATGCAATCGCTAAGCACTATAAATTTTTTACATTTACGTCTATTGAACCGATCTTTTGTCACTATGCAGCTAACTATGACGGAGATCAACCAGGACACAAGAATAATGACTTTTTGTATGAAGCGTTTCCACATCTCAAACGACGAATTAAAATGACAGGTTGGGAAAAAAGTGTTAAATTAGTAGGTGAATTAACAAATTGTATAAGAGAGTCAGCAAATTTTAGATACCAGTCATTTATAACCTGGGAAGAATACACACTTGCCTTTATCAGAAAAATATTTGTACAAAAAGGATTTGAAGGAAAATATTATGCCTAACATTGAATTAAAAAATTTATCATTTTCTAATATGTTCTCTTATGGAACTAACAACAAAATGGAGTTACACAAAAACCGAATCACTCAGTTAACAGCTCCTAACGGTAGTGGAAAATCTTCAATCGCAATGATAATTCAAGAGATTTTATTTAATAAAAATGTTAAGGGAATTAAGAAGTCTGATATTTTAAATAGGTGGATAAAAACAAAGCAGTGGTCAGGAGTGCTTGAGTTTCGAGTTGGTGATAAAAACTATGAAGTGTCTGTAACCAGAAGTGGAGCTCAAACTAAAGTTAAACTTTTAGAAAATGGAATTGATATTTCAGATCATAAAGTTCTTGATACATACAAAAAAATACAACAAATTGTAGGATTAGATTTTGAAGTTTTTTCACAACTTACATATCAGTCATCAACAGACTTGTTAGAATTTTTGAAAGCTACTGATACAAATCGTAAAAAGTTTTTAATCAATCTTTTTAACTTAGAAAAATACATTCAGATAGGAGAAAAGATAAAGAGTAAATCAACTGCCACAGATAGGGAAGCTCTTAAATTACAGGGTGAATTAAAATCAGTTGATGACTTTTTAAAGTTTACTGACATTCCTGATAAAAAAGAAATGATTCAAGTTCCAGAGATAGACCCCAACCTTCAGAGAAAAATCGGAGTTTTAGCGGCAGAACTTGATAACTATAATGAAACTTGTAAAAAGATTGATAGAAATAATATGTATATTTCTGAGAGAGATAATCTATCTTTTAGAGTTGACATATCAAAGCCAGATCCTTTTGAACATAGTGACAAACTGTTTAAAATGAAAGATGACTTGTTAGTTGAGCAGAATGAAATAAAAAGTATGAAACGAGAGTTACAGGGTATAGATGACAGAGACACTTGCCCAACTTGCGGACAATCAATTGATAATCAAAAGGCTATTACTCTAAAAAATAATTTACAGAATAAGATATATCAACAAGAAGGTAATGCAAATATATACACTAAAAATATATGGGAATTAGAAGATGAGCTTAGGAAATATCAAAGTGCTCAAAGAGTATATGAACAGAATCAAAAAGCCATTGAAAGATTTGAACAATTATCGCAATTAATAGATAAAAATATGCCTAGTGAATACCCAAATGTAGACTCAATAAAAAACGAAATAAAAAGTCTTACTGATATTTACAATACTCAGAAATTAAACCATGAAGAAGCAATGCAGCATAATAATAGTGTCTCAGCACATAATGCTAAAGTCGATGCTCTACTTGATCAAAAAGAAGATTTTAAAAATAGACAAGTTAGTCTAAAAAATGATACTGTATCTTTACAAAATCAGCTAAATTCTTTAAATATTTTAAAAAAGGCTTTTTCAACGTCTGGGATCGTAGCCTTTAAATTAGAGAATTTAACAAAAGAATTAGAAATTACGATAAATCATTACTTATCTTTATTAAGTGATGGACAGTTTCAGGTTGAGTTCAAATTAGACAAAGAGAAACTGAATATTTCGGTTATCAACAATGGCATCGGAACACCTATAGAGACTGTTTCTGGCGGAGAGTTCTCCCGAATTCAAACATCTATACTATTAGCAATCCGTAGCCTACTTTCAAAATTAGGTGGAAGTAGTATAAATCTCTTATTCCTTGATGAAATAACAGGAGTGTTAGATGATGAAGGAAAAGAGAAACTCATAGAAGTATTACAGAATGAGGGTAATCTCAATGTGTTTTTGATTTCTCATGATTTTACTCACCCACTGATAGAAAAAATATCTATTGAAAAACAAGAGAACATTAGTTCAATAAAATAAGGAATTAAAAATGACTGAAGTTATTAAAAGAGATGGTAATAAAGAATCTTTAGATATTGAAAAGTTACACAAAGTTGTATCTTTTGCCTGTGAAAATGTAGCTGGTGTGAGTGCTAGTCAAGTAGAATTAAATAGTCAGATACAGTTTTTTGATGGAATAAAAACTGAGGATGTGCAAGAAACATTAATAAAATCTGCCGCTGATCTAATAAGTGAAGCAACACCAAATTATCAATGGGTTGCAGGTAGATTAATTAACTACCACTTAAGAAAAATGGTTTATGGACAATTTGATCCTCCTCACTTGCATGGTATAGTTTTAAAAAATGTAGAGCGTGGATTTTATGATGAAGAAATTTTATCGTCTTTCACAAAAGCAGAGTTTAATAAACTAAACTCGTACATTAAACATCAAAGAGATGATAATTTAACCTACGCTGCAATGGAACAGTTTAGAGGTAAATATTTAGTTCAAAATAGAGTAACTAAAGAAATATTTGAAACTCCTCAGATAGCATATATGCTTATTGCTATGACGCTATTTCAACATTACAGCGAGGATAGAATTAAAACTATAAAGGAATATTATGATGCAATATCTACCTTTGATATTAGCTTGCCTACTCCTGTCATGGCTGGCGTTAGAACGCCGCAGAGGCAGTTTTCGTCCTGTGTACTCATTGAAACTGCAGACAGCTTGGACAGTATTAATGCTACTACTAGTAGCATCGTTAAGTATGTAAGTCAAAAAGCAGGAATTGGAATAGGAGCAGGGAGTATAAGAGCACTAGGATCTCCCATACGCAGTGGAGATGCTTTTCACACAGGCGTTGTTCCCTTTTATAAAATGTTTCAAAGTGCAACTAGAAGTTGTAGCCAGGGTGGAGTACGTAATGGTGCTGCTACTCTTTACTATCCTATTTGGCATCTTGAAGTTGAGGATCTATTAGTTCTTAAAAATAATAAAGGAACCGAAGATAATAGAGTTAGGCATATGGACTATGGAGTACAGTTTAATAAATTAATGTATGAAAGATTGTTAAACGGAGGAAAAATAACTTTGTTTAGTCCTAGTGATGTGCCTGGATTATATGAATCATTTTTTAATGACCAAGATCAATTTAAATATTTATATGAAAAGGCAGAGGTACATCCTAATATTCGTAAAAAGCAGATTCCTGCAATTGATCTATTCAGTTCATTTATGGAGGAACGTAAAAATACAGGTCGTATCTATCTTATGAATGTTGATCATGCTAATACGCATAGTAGTTTTGATGAAAAGCTAGCTCCGATTCACCAATCAAATTTGTGTTGTGAGATTGATTTACCCACAAAGCCCTTGAATGATTTTAATGATGAAAATGGAGAAATAGCATTATGTACTCTCAGTGCAATAAATTGGGGAAACATTCGTAATCCGTCAGACTTTGAAAAACCTTGTGAACTAGCTGTTAGAGGTTTAGATGCTTTATTAGACTATCAAAACTACCCAGTTAAAGCAGCTGAAAAAAGCACAATGAACAGACGACCACTTGGTATAGGGATAATAAACTTAGCATATTGGTTGGCAAAAAATGATACTTCATACCAAAACCCAAACCTCAAATTGATAGATGAATATGCTGAAGCCTGGAGTTATTATTTGATCAAAGCATCTATAAAACTAGCTAAAGAAAAATCACCATGTCCTTTGAATGATGAAACTAAATATGGTAAAGGAATTGTTCCAATAGACACTAGAAAATTAGATGTAGATGAGTTAGTGCCTTATATAGAACGTATGGACTGGACTGATTTACGTAAGCAATTACAAGTGCACGGGATTCGTAATAGTACACTAATGGCTTTAATGCCAAGTGAAACATCAGCACAAATAAGTAATGCCACTAATGGTGTTGAGCCACCAAGAAGTTTTGTTAGCGTAAAGCAAAGTAAAGATGGAATATTAAAACAAGTAGTTCCAGGAATACATAAATTAAGAAGTAAATATGACTTGTTATGGGAGCAAAAGTCCCCTGAAGGTTATTTAAAGATTATGGCTATTTTACAAAAGTATATCGATCAAGGTATCAGTGTTAATACTAGCTATAATCCTGTTCATTATGAAGATGAAAAAATACCAATGAGCACCATGATTCAACACCTATTAATGTTTTATAAGTTTGGGGGAAAACAATTGTATTATTTTAATACAAATGACGGTCAGGGAGAAATAGATGTAAGTAAATTAGATAATCTACCTGCCGAAGAAATAAATAATGATGATGACTGCGAAAGCTGTGTACTATAGGAGATAAAAATGTCAGTACTAAATACAAGTAAATTTGATCATACAGAGAAAAAAGCATTTTTTGATGGAGAGTTAGGTATGCAAAGATACGATACCGTCAAATACAGAGCTTTTGATAAATTAACGGATAAGCAATTAGGATTTTTCTGGAGACCTGAAGAAGTTGATGTTCTACGAGATGCTAAAGATTTTAAAGAGCTAAACGAGCATGAACAGCATATTTTTACAAGCAATCTAAAAAGACAAATACTTTTAGATAGTGTACAAGGTCGTGCCCCAGCAGAGGCATTTAATCCAATCACTAGTTTACCAGAATTAGAAAATTGGATTACTACATGGACTTTTAGTGAAACTATTCACAGTAAGAGTTATACGCATATTATCAGAAATATCTATAGTAATCCAAGTAAGATATTTGATGAAATGATGGATATTAAAGAAATTGTAGATTGCGCAGATAGCATTACAGAATGTTATGATGAACTTATTACTAAAAGCTCTTACTATAATCTATTAGGAGAAGGAACACATATTGTAAACGGTAAAGAAATAGTTATTGATATGTATGATCTAAAAACACTTTTATGGAAAACTTTAATGAGCGTTAATATTTTAGAAGGTGTAAGATTCTATGTATCCTTCGCTTGTAGTTGGGCATTTGCAGAACTTAAAAAAATGGAGGGTAATGCCAAAATAATTAAGTTTATTGCTCGTGATGAGAATGTTCATTTAGGTTCTACACAACAACTTTTAAAACTTTTACCTAAAGATGATCCAGACTTTGCTAAAATAAAAGAAGAGACAAAAGATGAGTGTATTCAAATGTTTGTCGATGCAGTTGATCAAGAAAAAGCATGGGCAGAATATCTTTTTACTGATGGTTCAATGATAGGATTAAATAAAGAACTGTTAGATGGGTACATTGAGTGGATTGCTAATAAACGCATGACAGCAGTGGGAGTTAAGTCACCTTACACGGTTCCAAGAGCTAATCCTTTACCGTGGACACAAAAATGGATTAGCGGTTCAGAGGTGCAAGTTGCTCCTCAAGAAACAGAGATTTCCAGTTATGTTATTGGAGGCACTAAACAAGATATCACGCAAGATAGTTTTAAAGGGTTTTCTTTATGATAGATTTAAATAAATACAAAGACTTTGTAAAAGAAGTAACTTCTGAAGAGTCTAATGATTGGGCGTATACACAAGCTCGTTTGCACGAATTGAATGATGAGATTAATATTTCATTATTATTAACAGGAGCAATCGGAATTGCAAGTGAGGGTGGAGAATTTTCAGAGATTGTGAAAAAAGTAACATTTCAAGGAAAGCCTATGGATGCAGATACAAAGTTTCACATGAAAAGAGAATTAGGTGATATTATGTGGTATTGGATTAACTCGTGCAGAGCCCTAGATCTTGATCCAAATGAAGTAATAGCAGAAAATGTTGAAAAACTAAAAGCAAGATATCCAGGAGGCTCTTTTGACGTTCACTATTCAGAGAATAGAAAAGAGGGGGATCTTTAATGGCTGACGCAACAGTTTGGAGTAAAGAAACTTGTGGTTATTGTAATTTGGCTATCGCAGAATTAAAAGGTAGAAACTATAATGTTACAATCAAAAAAATTATAGAGCCAACAACCTCTGAAGAGTTAAAGGTAGAAATGTTTACAAAAGAAGACCTATTAGAAGTTGTCCCCAATGCACGCTCAGTTCCGCAAATATTTATTGAGGATAAACACATTGGAGGCTATACTGAATTAATGAAGCATTTAGCTTCAGTTTAACTCAAAAAAGGAGATTTGTATCCCCAACGGCAACGGTAATGGTAAACACCATTTAAAACGAGTCAGAATTGATGACTTACTTACTTTCTCACCTATCACAAATAATCAAGAAATAACCTATAACTCATATAAAAAAGGAAAGCATCTACTTCTGCACGGTATTGCAGGTACAGGTAAAACATTTCTAAGTTTATATCTTGCTTTAGAAGAAGTATTAGACCCATCAACAGTATATGATGATGTTTTTATTGTTAGATCAGTAGTATCGACTAGAGACATCGGTTTTTTACCTGGAGATGAACAAGAGAAAGTATCAATTTATGAAGCTCCCTATAGGTCAATTTGTAGAGAGCTTTTTGGTTTAAAAGATGCTTATGATTCTTTAAAACAACAAAACAATGTTAAATTTATGAGTACTTCATTTATTAGAGGCATTACAATTAACAATGCAGTTATAATAGTTGATGAATGTCAGAATTTAAATTTTCATGAACTTGATAGTATAATTACAAGAGTTGGCAAAAATAGTAAAATAATTTTTTGTGGTGACTACACACAAACAGATCTTACTAGGGAAACGGATCGCTCTGGATTATTAAATTTTATGAAAATTCTTAAAGGTTTAGACGATTTTGTAACAGTAGAATTTAAAATACCAGACATTGTTAGAAGTGATTTTTTAAAAGAGTATATTGTAGAAAAATATAAGTTAGGATATTAAATGTTTGAATATAAATGTAAATTAATAAAAGTTATTGATGGCGATACCATTGATATTGATATAGATTTAGGATTTGGGGTTTGGTTACGTAAGCAGAGAATTAGAATGTACGGTATTGACACTCCAGAATCAAGAACTCGTGACTTAGAAGAAAAAAAATATGGATTGGCTGCAAAGGCCTTTTTGACTGAAATGTTAGATGATTCACACCTTATACTAAAAACTCATAAAGACGAAAGAGGTAAATTTGGAAGAATACTAGGAGAAGTTTGGAGAACAACCAACTTTGCAGATCAGTCTATAAATAATTATATGATAGAAAAACACCATGCAGTAGCTTACTATGGACAATCTAAAGAGGATATAGAACAAGCACATCTTAATAATAGGAAATTAGTTACATTATGACACACCCAAAAATTAGCTTTATATTAACAAATGAGTATAAAAGACAACAAGACACTGTTGAATTAATAGCAAGTGAGAACTTTGCAAGTCAGGCTGTTATGGACTTATGTGGTAGCGTATTTACAAATAAATATGCTGAAGGATACCCAGGTAAACGTTACTATAATGGTTGTGAACAAATGGATGAGATTGAAAATTTGGCTATTGAATCTGTTACTAAACTATATGATTGTTTATTTGCAAATGTGCAACCGCATAGCGGAGTTAATGCAAACACTGCTGTTTATCAGGCACTAATGAATCCAGGTGATATTTTAATGGGCATGGATTTAGCTAGTGGTGGACATTTAAGTCATGGAGCCCCTCCAACATTAAGTGGCAAAGTTTATAAATCTATAACTTATGGAGTTAATGAAGATGGGTTATTGGACTATAAGGAGATTGCCAAAATAGCTGCACAATATAAACCTCATGTCTTAGTGGCAGGAGCAAGTGCATATCCGAGACAAATAGATTGGAAAGCATTTAGAGAAATAGCTGACATGGTGGGGGCAAAACTTGTTTGTGACATGGCACACTACAGCGGATTAGTTGCTGCAAAACAATACGATAGTCCTTTACCATATGCAGATGTAGTTACTAGCACGACCCATAAAACATTACGTGGTCCACGTGGTGGTATGATACTTTGGAATGATAGTCGTTATACTAAAAAGATAAATAGTGCAATATTTCCTGGAACACAGGGAGGCCCTTTAATGAATATAATTGCAGCTAAGGCTCAGTGTTATTTAGAGGCTCTTGATAATTCTTTTATAGACTATATAAAACAGGTTATTCTTAATGCTAAAGCGATGTGTGAAGTTTTTAATGATAGAGGACTTAAAATTCAGACCAATGGCACAGACAGTCATATAATTCTTGTCAACTTAAGTGATAGTGAGTATAGTGGTAGAGAAGCTGCAGATAAATTAGAAGCTAATGGTATAACAGTTAATAAAAACGGTGTACCAAATGATCCACGTAATTTTATTGAAACAAGTGGGTTTAGAATCGGAACTGCTGCAGAAACCACTAGAGGACTTAAAGAAGCAGATTTTAAAACTATAGCACATAAGATCTGTAATTTACTTGATAGGTAATGGCCAATAAAAGTAAAGCCAAAGGCTCAGCTTATGAGCAAAAAATAGCAACTCGTCTCACATCTGAGTTTGGAAAAGAGTTTAGAAGAGTTCCCTTATCTGGATCAATAGATTATTTAAAAGGGGACATATGGACACCTCATGATACCGCATGGTGGCCTTACGCTATTGAATGTAAGCATTATAAAGATATTGAATGGAATAATCTATTAACTTCTAAAACAACTGATATGCTACAATTTTGGAGGCAAGCAGTTCGTGAGGCAGAAGTTATGAAAAAGAAACCACTACTAATATTTAGATGGAATCGTTCAAAAGATTTTGTGGCATTTGATGATGAGTTAAGTGTTGACTTCTATATTGAGGTGAAATCATTTGGTTGTCACTTTAAAGTAACAAAATTAGATGACTGGTTAACCTGCATTAAAGATCAAACTGACCTTGCTACTTAGTTAAAAAGTTGATATATTTAATTATAAATTACAGGAGATATATCAATGACAAAATCTTGGAATGACTTAGCTGACTTGCAGTCGCCCGATTATGATGCGTATAATAACTTACTATTGATTGACGCAAACAACCTTTCTTACAGATGGTTACAAAGACCTAATTATTCATCTTTTGGTGACGATTTTATTCGCACTATTCAATCCCTTTCAAAATCATATGAAGCTAAACGAACAGTAGTCTGTTTTGACTTTGGAAAAAGTTATTACAGAATGGATATGCTTGATGAATATAAAGGCACTCGTAAAAAGCCACAAGATGAAGAAGAAATAAAAAAATACGAAGAATTTTTTGCAGTTCTAAATGATTTACCAGACCAACTAGATGAAGAAGTATTAAAATTTAGAGGGGTTGAGGCAGATGATATCTTAGCCTACATGGTAAAAAAATATGAAAAAACTAATGATTACGATCATATATGGATAATATCTTCAGATAGAGACTTGTATCAACTAGTAAGTGATAAAACTAGTATATTTAATATTTTTGGTAGACGTGAAATAACCAATACAACTATGCACGAAGATATGAATATCTCTCCTGAACTATATTTACTATCAAGATATATTGAAGGAGATAAAAGCGATAACATATTAGGTATTGAAGGAATCGGTCCTAAGCGGGCACAAGCACTTGCAAAAGAATACAAAACTTTACCTAATTTAATAGATGCACTCCCAATTAAGGGCAGAGCTAAATATATTCAAAATTTAAATGCAGGTAAAGAAACTCTAATAAGAAATGAAAAACTTATAAACTTAAGAAGATATTGTGAAGAGGCGATATGTGCTGGTAAATATGGAGACGATCCTCTTGAAAAACTCAAAAGTATGTAAGATAAATATAGAAAAAAGTTCATTAGCCAAAACATTAGAAAAAGTATACGGAATTGAATGGGGATTTAGCCAAGAAACGCCACTTGACTCTTATCATCATTTAAGAGCGTGTATAATTAAGGACATAAGCATAGAGCCTGGAGAAGTATTGCCAGTGCCGACAGGAATGTATTTACAACTAATAAGTCCAAATTTTATTGTAGAAGTTGGCACGGATCATGATGTTGCATATAATGAGGGATTAACTATTTTTGATTCACCCATGCTTTTTAGTTATACATTTAGAAATGAAATGTGGATGCTAATTAAAAATAATTTTAATGAAGCACAGATTATACAACCGACAAAAAAACTAGCAACTTTTTCTGTTCGACAACTACCTCAAATGGTAATAAATTACGTTGATGTGATAGAAGAATCTAATATTAATTTTAGAACTTCAAAAAAATTTATTCAGGAAATTAAGAAAAAAGTATCACCTGAAATATACGATATTAAAAAACAACGTTTATCTGAGTTTTACTCAAGAGAAGATATAGATAAATATATTAGGAGTCATAATGAAAGTTAAACTTATAAGTTACTCACAACCTTTAAAGGATGATGTTTTTACAGATTGGAACGCTAAAGAATTAATAGCTTATGCTGCAAGGGTGTCAAACCCTGACAATCAAAAGAATAAAGAAACTGTAGATAGATTATTAAAATATTTAATTAAACATCAGCACTGGTCACCGTTTGAAATGGTAAGCGCTTGTTTAGAAATAACAACCACCAGAGACATTGCTAGACAAATATTAAGACATCGCAGTTTTAGCTTTCAAGAATTTAGTCAAAGATATGCAGATCCAACCGAATCATTAAAAAGAGTTAACAGAGAGGCTAGGCTACAGGATCTAAAAAATAGGCAAAACTCTGTCGAAGTTAACGATGATGAGTTACAAAACGATTGGATCATACAACAAGACGCAGTTTGGTTAGCAGCGTTCAAAGCATATAAATGGGCTATTGAAATGGGAATTGCTAAAGAACAGGCAAGGGCTGTTCTGCCTGAAGGGATGATGGAATCCAAATTATATATGAATGGCACTATCAGAAGTTGGATTCACTATATACAGTTGCGTAGCGCTAATGGTACGCAAAAAGAGCATATGGAAATTGCTAAAGCCTGCGGAGAGGCTATCTCAAAAATATTTCCATATACATTTGAATGATAGCTCTTTTAACCCAATACTATAGAGGGTTAGGACATTCTCAAAGAATAAAATTTATCGCAGAGGCTATAAAAGATAATGTAATAATATTAGACCAACTTTTCTGCCCACCCTTAGACTATAAAGTCCCTCACACAGCATTTTTAAAAGATTATAATGTTGGTGACGTAAATAATATGTTTCAGTTTATAATGCAGGAAACATTGATAAATTTTCGCATCAAAATGTTCATAGAAAATATAGAAAAGTATAAAGTTAAAACGTTAGTTTGCGAAGGCTTTCCTTTTTGTAGGCATCAATTTGCACATGAATATATTAGATACTTTGAGGAATGCAAAAAAAGAAATATTAAAATTATCATATCTGTAAGAGACTTCCCTTGGGATGAGCCTCATGACAACTCTTTACAAGACTGGGTTTTATACACCCAAAACCTAATATGTAAACACTATGCAGAAAAAGTTCTTGTGCATGGAGATCCTAATATTATGCCCTTATACCCTGATAGACGTAGACAAGCTAATGGGGTTGCAATAATAAACGATTTGTCTGATAAAATTTATTACACGGGTTATGTTTGTGATGAATCTATGCCTTTACACAAAAAGAAAAATAATATTATTTATGTTAGCACAGGGTTAAATAAAGAAGAGGGTTTATTATTGTTCAAATATCTCTTACAAGTAGCAAAAGACTTTAAAGATTACACATTTATAATGACAGTTGCTAATAGGTATATCAACACAAAAACTAAACAGAAAAATAATGTTATTATGGCAGATTATATTCCTAATTTACGTAATAAACTAATTGATTGTGCAGCATACATTACCTATGGTGGATATAATGCTACGGTTGAAATACTTAAAAGTCGCATACCCTCAATCATTATTCCTAGACAAGATGGACAGAAAATGGAACAATTTATAAGAGCATATACGTTCGAACCTTACAATTTTTATAAAGTGGTTAACAATCAGGAGTTATCAAGTATTGGTAAAACATTAAAAAAAGTTTTATGTGATAAGCCAAAAAAATTTAATTTTAAATTAAATGGAGCCTCGGAGTCAGCAAATGTCATCAAAAAAATACACAATGAATGATTTAAAAAATGAAGAAATAAAGTGGAAAGAGTATATTGTACAAAGTGAGATATCTCTCTTAAAATCTTATCTTATTGAAAAAGATTACTCTAAACCGTATGATATGGCAGAGAAAAACGCTTGGATTGTTAGAACATTAAGAGACAAAAAACAAAGATATAAATTTAACTCATGTAAAAATTTAGTGCTGATAGGCAGTGGAATGTACCCTTATTCCATGTTTGATGTACACAGACAATATCCTAATATAAATCAAATAGGAATAGAAATTGATGAGAATAGGTGTGTGATAAGTAAAAAACTAATCAGAGCGAGTCCTTGCAAAAACGCAATTAAAATTGTAAATGTGGATGCCATTGATTATGATTATTCCTGGTTAGGGATAGATGATTTGATATTTATATCAGTTGATGTTGAGAATAAAAAAATAATAGAAAAAATTATAAAAACGAGTAAGGCGCAAGTTAATATCTGTGCGCCTTATGATAAAACATGGTTACGTAACCTTATTTCTTCTTTTTCGTAGCTTTACGCTTCTTTTTCTTAGCTCGTTTTTTGTATTTAGGCATTGAGCGTTTAAATACGTCTGGAGCAATACTCATTTTGCCTTAACTGTCTTAACAGTTTGCAGAAGTGGATTTTTTACTTCTTTGACTGTCATAGTGTCGCCTTTACGATAATACTCTTTAGTTTTTTGCATTTCAGCATCATCGTACATTTCACGAGCGCCATATCGACTATCGCCAATACGTTCCACTTTACCTTCGCCTATACCACTTCCATAAGATGTTCTAGCCATTTTACTTCATGTCCTTGATGACTTTGCCACCCATACCTGATGTAACATTTTCTTTGGCTGGGCTTACCATACCACCCATGTTACCTCCAGACTTTGGACCGCCAGAAACATACTGATCACCATACTTAGCAGACAGATCCATTGTATCTGGACCTTGGTCAATCAAACCTTTTGCCTCTTTGAGCATTTTTGTTTGACCTGACATACCTGCCCCACGTGGATCGTTTGAACCAGTGAAACCAGTTCTTTGTGTTCCACCACCAGCTGTGTCACTAACTTTAGCGTAACTAGCTTTTTGCTCCATCGGCTGCTTTGCAGTTTTATTAATCATAGCCATAATTAATTCTCCTTAATTATAATTAAGCAATTGTTGCTTGGATTGTTTCAGTTGCGTTACCAACATTTGCAGTATTAGGACCACATAATAGTGTCTTAACATGAATCGCTGGAGCACTTCCTGATAATGCTGTATGATAGGCATTTGCACCAAACAATGAATATGTTGCATGAACATTTGAGTTTGATTGAATTGCTTTATCAACATCGGCCTGACAATAGTGCATTTCTACTTGATCTGTTGTAGTAGCAAACGCTCTCTCTGCATTATGTGTCACAGCGTGCTCACAGTTAATGAATTTAACATTACGGAATACGAGTGGTGTAGATGCAGCGCCTAACTTTGTAATACCAGTGTTTGCACCTGCTGGATTACCAGTTACGACATCGTCTTGACCTTTAATAGTTAAATTTTCAAAAGTGATTGAACCTGATGATGTATTTGCAATAGTCATACCAAGAGCTGAGTTAGCTTCGATAATAACAGCATCACGGTCACCCATACCTTTGAATGATACATCTGTTGCCACCATACCTAGTGGTGCGGTGTATGTACCTGGGTATATTTGAATAGTGTTGTCGCCCTGAGTCAAAGTTGTAGAATCTATATCGTTTAGATCTTTAAAATTTGGGTTCGGACCTCCAATATTGTAGACAAGAGCCATAGCTTTCTCCTTTAAAGATTTATTGTGAGTGTATTTTCACAAATATATTTAGTTATGTCAAAATTTATTTCTTACGTTTTCTAAGAGGTTTTCCTGCCGCTCTAAGTGCTATTGCAACTGCTTGACGACGCTGAGCCTCCTTACGCGTAATACCTTGTTTCTTTGCTAAAGTGCCAATGCCTTTAGCTCGAGCCTTTGAAGGTTTTTTCATTAGCTCTTTTATATTTCCAGAAATGGTTTTTTGAGATTTACCCTTCTTCAGAGGCATTTTGACTCTCTTTAACCATTTTAGCAGATGGAGGCATCATATCATCCTCATCGGCTGTAAAATTTATTGTTACTTGTTGATCATCATCACTATTTGCAGTAGCCTCTGTGTCTGAGGCTTGCTGCATAGTGTAGACTAAATAGTCCCTGTCAGAGTTTAAATATGCAGCGGCTACCGCAAGTTTATTAGTCCACCAGGTTGGTAAAGATGCTTCATCATCAGCTGGTAAAGCATTCATTATATCTTTACAATCTTCAATAATATTAGCACACTGTCTTCTAGCAGAGGCAACATCTGTATGACCATCTTTAACTTTGTTCATGTTATATCCTTTGTAATCGTGGATCGTTTGAAAGAATATTTCTCTCGGCGCGAGGTGTTTTATACTGCTTGATTGCATATTTAGCCAATCTTAAGTATGCTTTTGCTCTCCTTGCCTGCTTACGAAAAATATTAAAATCATATTTATTCATAACACTTCTCCCTTCTGTTAGGTTAAAGTGCGTTCCTTCAGCATGATTGCTTACTTCCGTCCCCTTATGGGATGAACGTTAGTTTCTCTTCTTTCTTTTAAATCCTATTGGTTTAGAATACTTTATCGGATATCCTAAACCTCGCTCTTTGTTGATAAATTTTTCAAGTGTAGAATAACTTAATTTTCCACCCGTGGCAAGTTTTGTAATTCGTTCATTTCTGCGAATCCCCCGATTCGGGAATCTTAAAAACTTGAATTTTCCAATTTTGCTAACAGTTTTTGCTCTCATTAGTTACCCCATTGATTTGACGAATCAAATACAGTTTTTTCTCCTGTTTTTAAGTTTTCTTCTGTTTTTTCGATTGATGAAACGATTTTTCCACACTGTGATTTACATAGTGAAAATGATCTTTCATAACCATCTAAAAAATTTCTTAACTTACTCCAATAATCATAACTTATAATTTTTTCGATGGGAACATGAAATCCATTAAACATACGTTCAAACTTAGGAGGATAGTAAAACCGTTTTTGACCTGTGTCATAGTAGTGACCACCCGTCCAACAACATCTAAATACTAACCCTTCGGGTGATATATACCATTTTCCCCAATCATCCCATACACAATGTATTTTTCTTTCCGCTTGTTTATAGGCTTGTGTTTTCTT